GCTGACCCTTCCAACGTGGATGGCGCAAACCACAGCCTGTATCACTTCATGCGTAAAGCATACTGGCAGCTGCAGAACACCTTCGTGCCCGGTGGCAAGTTGGCGATCTACTGCAACCGTGATGCTGCTGAAGCACTGGATGCGCTGGGTACCAACTCCGGTACCAACGATAACTACGCCCGTCTGCGTCCTGAAGAAATTCAAGGCAAGATGGTCGACACTTATCGTCGGATCCCGGTCCGCGTGTGTGACGCCCTGCTTAACACTGAAGCTCGCGTGGTGTAACCCGCAGCCAGACCCATCTCGGTGGGTCTGGCACTTCAGTTAATTGAATGATCAACGGAGAATCGAAATGATTTTGTCAGCTCAACAATTATTTTCAGATGACCAAGCGATTACCGCTACTGCGGATTCGACTAACGTCATCGACTTGGGGGCACCCGGTACACCTGTACGGGCTGCTGCTGCTCTTAGCAACGACAAAGGACCGGGTGCAGGTATCCCGCTTCTTATTCAAGTCACTGAGGATTTCAACAACCTCACCAGCTTGAAGATCACCATCTCCAAGGGTGCCACCACTGCACTGGGAACTGAAATTGCTTCCCGCACTGTGCTGCTGGCTGACCTTGTTGCTGGTTATCAATTCCCTGTTAACGTGCTGCCGAAAGACGCAGACCTTCGTTACCTGGGTGTTGAGTACACGGTCGCTGGTACCGCACCGACCACCGGTAAAGTTACTGCCGGCATCGTCATGGGTGTGCAAACCAACGACTAACACGTCGGGGGTGTTTCGGCACCCCCTTCGTTTTTTACATGAGCAAGTGGAGTAGATCATGCCATCCTACAAAGTTACAGCACCGGGGTTTTATAATGGGTTGTCCTATAAGCCGAACGGTAAGCGTCCAGTTTTACATCTTGAAAAGCCGTTCCCAAAAGAGAAGGGCAAAGAAAAGATCCCAAGCTGGCTGGCTCCTGTTAGTTCGAAGGACGCTGAAGCCATCGAAAAACAAGAAGGCGAGCTGCACACTCCGGTAAAATACACCGAAGAAGAGCTCGAGGCTGAGCGTGCGCATGTCACGTTCATTGAGTCAAACGTCGAGACACTGTGATTATGGGCGTCATCAAAATTGAAAAGCAGTCTTTAGAGTCAAACGAGATCTCTCCCCCCGGCAGCGACTATCCGTGGGGTACTGAGCTGCGGTTCGAGAGCGAGCTGGTCGATCAGATCGACGTCAATGCATTCAATGTTGGTGATGTCGTCGTGGTCCGTGGACTGGCTGTTGTGTCTCGCAAGTCTGAGCACACCGACGAAGACATGGACAACGGTGGCAAGACTGAAAAAAACATGTCCATCCAAATGACTGAGATATCTGTCGAGAAGCAAGATAAATCAGATCGTGCGGACAAACTTTATGGTGGCGGTAATGTCGAGTGAAGTTGAAATTTGTAACATGGCCCTGTCTAAAATCCGGGCAGGGTCAATCAACTCACTGACCGAGAACAGCATCCAGGCTCAGCAATGTAAGCTCTGGTATCCGTATTGCCGCAAATTCCTACTGGAAGACAGCCCCTGGGGTTTTGCCACAAAGATCGCAGCACTGGCGGTATTGTCAGGCGAAGACTTGTTTAACTGGTCGTATGTCTATCAGTACCCCAGTGACTGCCTTTACCTCAACCGGCTGATCCTAAATTACGAACAGCACGGAGACCCGGCCGATGGCGTTGCTGTGCGCAGCAGACACTTCGAGGACATCTATTCTCCGGACCTTGAGCAGCAAATCGAATACAGGGTTTACAACGTAGAGGGCGACAACGGTAAAGTGATTGCCGCAAACGACGCCGATCTGCGTGCCGAGTATCGGTTCAATGTGACCGACCCTAACAAATTTTCCAACTCATTCGTTGAAACGCTGGCGGCGTATCTCGCGTCGAAAATAGCCATCCCCATCGTGGGGGCTGAGATGGGCCGTCAGTTTAAGAAAGACGCGCTTGATGAGTACATGATGCTGGTGAGTGCGGCAACAGCCAATGACCGCAATCAGGAGTTTCAGCCTCAGGTTGAGAGTGACTTTATTCTGATAAGGAACACATAATGCCACAGGTCATTCAGCGTAACTTCACGGGTGGTGAACTTGCACCTGCGATGCGGTCTCGCACTGACCTGGCCAAATACACCAATGGCGTCAGGTTTGCTGAAAACATGTTCATCCGGGCTCAGGGTGGGTTGTACTCACGCCCCGGGACCAAGTTCATTGGTGAGATCTACGACTCCTCAGCAAAGGCGCGACTGATTCCCTTCAGCTTCAACACCGAGCAGACTTATGTGCTGGTGTTCGAGAACCTGAAGATGCGTGTGATCAAGGACGGCGGCTTCGTGCTTGAGACTGCTGGAACAATCACAGGCGCCACTGCTGCCAACCCGGTTGAGATCACTGATGTCGCTCACGGTCACTCCACCGGTGATGATGTTTACATCGCATCTGTCGGCGGCATGACCGAGCTGAATGGCAAAACCTACCGAATCACCTCCACCGGCGCTAACACTTACACCCTCGATGGTGTCGATGGTTCTGCATACACTGCATACACCTCGGGCGGTACGGCTGCGCGTGTGTTCACGCTCACCACCACCTATGTCACTGCTGACCTTCCGAGACTGTCCTACGTTCAGACCGCTGATGTAATGACAATCTGCCACCCAGGGTATGTTCCCAGAGAGCTGAGCAGAACCGGTCACTCATCATGGACCCTGACTGATGTGGATTTTTCACCCACGGTGACTACACCGACGGGGCTGGCATTGAGTACAGCAGGAGGCGGCGGCGGCGCGAACAACAAAACCTATCGGTACAAGGTCGCTGCCGTAGTGGATGGTGTAGAGTCGCTGCCCTGCGCTGAGGTTTCACACAACATTTCATCTCACACCACCACATACGGGTCGAGGCTGGACTGGAACTCAGTGACTGATGTTGAGTATTACCGGATCTATAAAGATCCAAACGGCAACAGCGGCAGTTTTGGATGGATCGGCGATTCTAAAGACCCGAACTTCATTGACTTCAACACCGCGCCGGTGGTCAGCGATGCGCCGCTTGAAGACAATCAGCCTTTCACAGGCGCTGATAACCAACCCGCGACGGTTGGTTTCTATCAGCAGCGTAAGATGTTTGCCAACACTAACGAAAACCCCCAGACGTTGTGGGCAACTCAGACGGCCATCTATGACTCTCTGAGGAAGTCCAGACCATCAAGGGATGATGACAGCCTTGAGTTCACTATCGCAGCCAGACAGATCAATGAGATCCGTCACATCATCCCGGTGAACGGGCTGGTGTTAGGCACAGCTGGTGGTATCTGGCGGGTCACTGAAGGGCAGGATGAGGTGCTGACCCCAGACACGGTGGGCGTGAAGATTCAGAGCTATCGTGGCATGTCCTACGTGGCTCCCATCATTGTGGGTGATTCGATCATCTTCGTGCAGGAGAAAGGGTCCAGGGTCCGTGACACAGGTTACGAGTTCACCGACGATAAATTCAAAGGCAACGATATCAGTCTGATGTCCGAGCACCTGTTCGAAGGCTATACGATTGACGACATGACCTACGCTGAAGAGCCGTACAGCATTGTCTGGATGATCCGCAGCGATGGCACCCTGTTGAGTCTGACCTACCAGAAAGAACACGAGGTCTGGGGATGGACTCATCACGTCACTGATGGCGTCTTTGAGTCAGTCACCTCGATCACTGAGGATGGGCGGGACGCCGTTTATGTCATCGTTAAGCGGACCATTGACGGCAGCACCGTCCGGTACGTCGAGCGACTTGAAGCACGCAACTGGGCGACGGCCGTCGACGCGTTCTGTGTGGACTGCGGTCTGACCTACGACGGTGTGGCTGCTGATAATATCAGCGGTCTGGATCATCTCGAGGGAAAGACAGTGGCCGTGCTGGCAGACGGGGTGGTCATCGATAATCTCGTAGTCTCCGGCGGCGCAATCACACTGCCTCGCGAATACAGCGTGGTTCATGTCGGGCTGCCCTTCACCACCGTCGTCGAGTTGCTTGACATCGATCAAGGTGCACCGGTCAATCCGGATAAGATAAGATCTCAGTCAGTGTCCAAGGTGGTCATCGAGACCGAGAACTCTCGTGGAGGCTGGGTCGGCCCAAGGCTGGAAGACGGCAGCACCGGTGAGATGCGTGAGATCAAACCACGGACACTGAGTGATGGATACGACGCCATCGAGTTGAGGTCGACGAAAGAGGAAATCTACATTGAACCCACATGGTCTCGGGGCGGCGGCATCAGAATTGAGCAACGGTCACCACTACCCTTTACGATCCTGTCGGTCACCCCGCAGGTCGATATCGGCGGTTAAGTGCTCACCGCCTGATCTCAAGTCGATCAACTATATCATCGATCACATGCGTGAGGACGACAGACTGGAGATACAGGCTGCGTCCTCTGAGACGCCAGCGGCTGCGATCCTGCAGGGATTGAAGATCTCTAATTACCTGTCAGTCGCTTCAGTTGATGACGATGTTCTCGCTATTTTTGGTCTGGTTAAAACTGATATACTCACGGGCAAGGGAGTCCCGTGGGCATTGGGCACGGATCACGTAGTCAAGCACTATCGCGAGTTCGCGAAACAATCTAAAATTGTTGTGAATCAAATGCTTGAGATTTGCCCACGGTTAGAGAATTATTGCTGGGCTGGAAGCAGTCTCAGCATTAACTGGTTGAAGTGGCTCGGGTTCCGTTTCGATGACTCGATCCCCATGGGTGCGAATGGCGAGCTATTCCACCGGTTCCACTTGGAGAGATAGACATGTGTGTTCCAGCAGCAGCAGCAATGACCATAGGGTCTGGGCTTTTATCCGCATACGGTATGTACCAGGAAGGGCAGCAAGCCGACGCTGTGGCGAAGTATAACGCTCGCCAGACAGAGAACGAAGCTGTCAAAACCCGGAACGCGTACACGGAGAAGGAAAACGATCACCGGCGCCAGGTTGCCGAGTTGATGAGCAAACAACGTGCCAAGTTTGGAGCCAGCGGTGTCGACGTGTCGTCAGGCTCTGCGCTGGACCTTCAGACCGACACTCTCGATATCGGTGAGACTGATGCACTTCGGATCAGATCTACCGCTGATGATGAAGTCAAAAGCATGAACGAGCAGGCGAAGCTCACCCGGCAGCAAGGCAAGAACGCAGCAAAGGCCGGTAAGGTCTCTGCTATCGGGTCTCTGCTGAGCACCGGCGGTCAGGTGGCCGGTAAGTGGTATACCCCAAGCAGTGCAGCCAATGCTCCGATCAGCTCGCTGACAACCACAGCACCATGAGGATATAACGATGCCGAAGGTTGAACAATATGGAGCGAATCGCTTTAACACTGGTGTTGCTACTGGCCCTCGTGCTCGTACTGCTGATAGTGGTATTCAAAACCTCGCTGCTGGCGCTGGACAGCTTGCTGACGGTCTGTCGATCATGCAGAAAAAGCGTGATGAGACTGAGGCAGAGGACGCACTGGTAAAGTTTGAGCGTGAGAAGAATGACCTGTTCTTCAGCCCGAAGACCGGGTACTTCAACACCAATGGTCGTGACGCGTATGACGGCGCTCCTGTCATTAGCGAGAGTCTGGACAAGCTGAAAGAAACCTATGCCGGCCAGTTTAAGTCGTCCACCGCGAGGGAGATGTTCAACAAGGTTGCTGACAACCACATCACTCGGGCACGGGTTGATATCGATCGACACTCCACCAAAGGCCTGGATACGTGGGAGATGGCCACCATTGAGGCCACCATTGAAAACTCTCTGGAAGATGCCGCGCTCTATCACACCCAGCCTGAAAAGCTGCTTGAATTTAGAATAGCCGGTGAGAGACAGGCAGCCCTCGCCGCTGACAAGGCAGGTATCGGTGCGGAAGCAAAAGCCGAAAAGCTGCAGAACTTCCGGTCATCGTTTGCCAAAAACGCACTGCTGGCTGCCGTCAACTCCTCCTCAGCTGCTGCTACGGATCTGATGAATGTGAAGGCCCACGGAGACGGCACCACCTACGGTGAGATGCTCGAGGGTCCGGATAAAGTGGACATCGATGCCAAGATCGTGGCCAAGCAGAAATCAGAGCACACCCAGTATGTGACATCACAGGGTATCGCCTTGGCTACAAAAGCCGTCAATAGTTCCCAGGATCGCGGTCAGGTTATGGAAGCCCTCGGAAACATCGAGGATCCGGAGCTGCGCGACAAGGCGATCAGTGAGGCGATGTACCTGTGGAATCAGAAAGAGACCGTGAAGAAGGAACAAAGTGTAGCCAGCTACAACGATGCTGATTTGTATGTCAGGAGTGGAAATTCAATCAACCAGTGGATATCACAAAACCCTGACGCATGGGAGAATCTGACCCCCACTCAGCGTAAAAACCTGACATCAGGCGACAATATCAAAACTGACATGACTCGGTATAACCAGATCCGCGCCATGTCTGAGCAAGAGTTCCTGAAACTTGATGTGTCGCGTGAGGGAGGACTGTCACCTTCCGATCAGAAGAAGCTGATCGACAAGCAATACAGTCTCAGAAACCCCACAGGCAGCGAAGCGACGGACCACCAGGTCGGTCGTACCCGGGCTGCACAGACCACTGATGTGCTTGAAAAAGTAATCGGCACTAAATCAACGAAGTGGTCGAAGGTGCAAAAAGAACGGGCCGATCTTTTTTACGGATTGATCGATGCCGAGAAGGACTTCCGAGAAACTCAGAAAGGCGCTAAACTCACGTCTCAAGAGTTTACTGACATGCTCCACCAGTTGAGCGCCGACATGGTGATAGAGGACTCGCTCTTCGGGATGATACCATGGGACAGGAAGGCACCCTTACTGGAAGCGGTCAATGAAATACCGCGTGAGAAGCTGGACCAGATTCGCGAGAAGCTGAGAAGCGCGAACCCACCGATCCCGGAAACCCCTGCAGTCATCTGGGGAATGTATGAAAGACGGGACAAATCACTAGACTAAGGGTTAAGAAATGTCGCAATTTGACAATGTCGACTTGAACGAAATCAGAGCACTGACTGATACTACACCTCAGAAAGCAGAGCCCGTCGTCGCGGCAGGTGTCAAAAAACCCTCAGCCAAACCCTCTCAGTTTGACAGTGTTGACATGGATGAAATCCGGTCACTGACCGGATCTACTGCACCCGGCACACTCAGTGAAGCGATGAAGGTGCCTCCGGAGCAGGGTGCCAAAGAGCTTAAACTCAAGAAATCCACCGGGCTGACACTCCAATCTATTCGTGGCAATCGACCGCGCATTGAGCATGCCGAGGCTGTCAAGATGCTCAACATCCCTGAGATGATGCGCAAGAACCCGGCAACCCATGAGATCCTGACCAACTACGACTCGGCCATGGTGGTTCACGACGAAGTCCCCGCCATGATGAAAGCGGAAGATGCAATCCTCGGAAAAGGATACGTTGATCATCTGACTGAGTCATTCCAACGCGGTCAAGATATCGTGCGGGAATCCGAGATCGGCATGGGTCGATTGTGGAAGCACCTTGGCGTCAATGAGCTCGGTGTAACCGACCAGGACATGGCCGACCTTGCTGATATACAGAAGCGCCGTGACACTGTCACCAGCACCGGATTCAACAACGAAGAAATCATCTCTAAAAACGGAGAACCCAATTACAACTGGCTCCAGGAGTCACCTATTGTTGCTTCAGAGATGCTGCCCATCATGGGTAACATCCTTGCTGAAGGGTTGAAGGGAACAGCTATAGGCGGCAGCATTGGTCTCGGTGTAGGTGCAGTAACCGGTCCTGGCGCGGTCGCCACCGGGATCGCTGGCGCAAAGCTGGGTGGTCGTGCTGGTGTAGCCATCGGAGCATTCAACCTTGAAGCCGGTCTGGCGTTCAACGAATTTGTTGAGATGACCGACAACAAACAGCACGTCGTCCCGCTTCCGGACACCCCGGCGCCTGAGCCTGCGCGTGATTATTCCGAACCGCTGGATCCGACCAGACTGTCGACAGAGAACCTTGACCCGGATTTCGTCAAGGGCATGAGACAGGGTGGCCGAAAACTGGATCCAGACCTGGCAGCCACCGGTGCTATTGTTGTGGGTGGTATAAACGCCGCTCTCGAGATGGTTACCTTGCGAGCACTGGGTCGTACTGTCACCCCTGTGATGCGTAGAATAATCCGCACCAAGGTTAAGCAGGCTCTGGGTACCCAAACTGGCAGGGAAATTGCACGTCAAATCGCCGGTCGGTATCTGACAGCTGTCGGTACCGAGGGCGTTGTTGAAGGGCTCCAGGAAACCAGCAACATCGTGACCGGTGAGTTCATGCAGCTGTTTGATGACGGCGCATTCACCGAGGAGACGCTATCGTCCACACTCGATGACATCTTCGAGCAGGCACCTCGTGCTCTCGAGGCTGCGAACAAAGGCGCTCAGGCGGCCGTTACCATCGGTCTCCCGTCCACCGTCGTCAGCAGTGCTGTTGCATATCAAGACCAAAGGGCCAAGCAGGCCGGCAAGGCGCAGGTTCATCTGGATCTGGTCAACGACGCGCTGTCGCAATTGTCGGTGCGTGAGCGCAGTGATGACGTCTTCAAGCAGTTTGTTGAGAAGGCTGATGCCGGTCAGAAC